AGCCGCCGACTAAAGTCTTGCCGTGTGAGAGAAGCCGGTCCAACGCGTTCAGACTGGCGAATGGCTCTGGTATGTTCCACCCCGTATGCTCTTTATACCACGCAGCATTTCCAAAAGGCACGATCTGATCATCGTCGATCATCAACAGATATTCGCCGTCGGTTTTCAGAAAAGCATCGACAATCGAATTTCTCGAATGCGCCACAAAACTGTCCCCAAAGCACATAGACGTAGTCACCCTGCGACGGTCCATCAACTGCGAGACAGAAAACGAAGTGAGCGGATGCGTGAACTTAAACCAGGGCGTCGCCAGCATGACCTTCTTCGAAAAGAAGGCCACTGACGCGGGCGGCGGAACCGCCACCAAGTTCAGACCCGCGGTTGAGTCTGACCCGATCAAGCTTCAACCTTCCCGCGTTTCTCCATCACATCCTTCGCCAGGGCGTCGAGCGCGTCATCGGCGCGAGTGTGAAAAATATCCGCCTCGGTCTTCGGTTTCACCGTGTTTGGCGTCGAAGGCGCCGCCGTCTCCTGGAGACGCGACCGGCTGGCATTCGAATACTTGGCCAGCTTCGCATTTGCATCGTCCAGCGCCTTCTTCGTGGACGCCAACGTTGCCACGTTTGCATCGTGAATCTTCTGAAGATACACGAGCTGTGCTGTCGCCGTCAGCATGATTGCCCGCATCTCCGGGCTATCGTCGTTCAGCGCTTCGCGCACCTGCGAATGGATCTCTTTCACCATCGCGTTGTGCGCCTCCGCGGCTTTCCGAGTTGGCTCATCAGCTTTGGGGTCGACTGGTTTCTCTTTGAACCAGTTCAAGTTTCCCGAGTATTGCGAAAATAACGCCTCAGTCTTCTTGTTGTGCGCCGTCGCTCGCTCTGAATAATCCTTTTGTTGCTCGGCGAGATACTGGTCGATGTTCGTCTTCGCCGACTTGATCGCCTCTTCCTTCCGCCACTTGGTCTGCTCGATCTCCGCGACCTTCGCCTCGACGATGCGTTGCAACGTCGGGTCCTTCACCGCTTCGAAAATCTTGTCGAGCTTCACGTTCTCCGGTCCGCCGTTGGCCTTGATCTTCTCGATGACTTCCGGCGTAATCACGGGCGACTTGCGAAGCTGCGCATAGATGAATTCGTGGTTCGTCGAGATCTCCTTGTCGAACTCCTTGAACTTGGGATCGGCCTCGACGTCGAGCTTGGCGCGCCACTTCCGGTGATCCTCCAACTCCTTAACGGCGTCGGCCGGGACCATGTTCTTGAGCCTCTCCTCCGCCTCCTGCAATTTCTTCTGCGCCGCTTCGAGCCGCTGTTCGCGTTCCGCTATCGCCTGCGCCGCTCGAATCTTGATCGAAGCAAACGCCTCCGTCGACTTGGGCGAGGCATTTGGCGGCAGCGTTGGTGCGTCTTTGAAAAGATCCTCGGCCGACTTCTTAACTCGCTCTTCTTCCTCGCGCTTCGCGATCGCCTCCGGTGTTTCGACCGGAGCGGCGGGAGCCGTCGGCTCGGCGGGAGTCACCGGATCAGCCGCGACGGGCTCGACCGGCGCCGCCTTTGCCTTTTCTTTGTCCTCCACGATCGACTTCGCCAGGGCGTCAAGCGCGTCACCGCTAGATTGAAGTTCGGCGTCCGTAGCAGGCTTGCCGTCGAGGTTCTGCCCTTCGAGCTTGGCCTTCACGTCGGCGTTGTTTGCCGTCACATCGGGAAAACCCGTGACTGGTTGATTTGCTGTTTGGTCGTCTGCCATAAATTATTTGATTTCTTCCGAAGCGATGCCGGGGGCGTGAGTCCATGCCTTGTTATCCAACAGAGCCGGATATGCCTCCTGCGTCGAAGATTGTTCTGGTTCTTGCACCGCGGTCAGGTTCAAAAGCTCGTGAAGCGCAAGCTGAAAACCTCTGAGCTCGCCGGAACGTATCAACACGGCGTTTAACTCCCCGCCGGGGAGCAATAACGGCGCTGCCTCTGCTAACTTAGGGATTAGCCGACGGCCGGTTTCGGTGTTTAGAAAAGTCGCCCAAAGAGTTGTATCTGTGGGTGACCACGGTAAGGTTTCTCGCGTAACTGACATAAATTATCCGGGCTGGGGCGGTGCCTGCTCTAACTGCGCGGACTGCTGTTGCAGATCCGTCGCCTGCTGATCGAGCTGCTGAAGTTGCGCCAGGGCGGCACCCGATTGCTTCACCAGTTCTTTTGCCTGCTGCAAAACTGGTTCCTCTTTGGGAACCCCTTTCGCCTGCGCAGCGTTTACGTGCTCAGTGATGTGCTGAATTAGGCCCTCCAGTCCCTTCGTATCCATCTGCCCTTGCACGATCTGCTGAGCATACTGCTCCGCCGTCGGCAGTAAAACTTTGAGATGCAGAATATCGTTGTCCCGAGGACTGACTGGCACTGGCTGCCCGTGCGTCAGCAAGATGATCTCAAAAAGCTGCAATCGAGACTGCTCCGCGGTTTCCGTCGGATCTTCCACAGGCAGCAGCACTCGCTTCGCAAAATCGTCATCGAGCCGCGCCGTCAAATCTTCAACCTCAAGCTGCCGCTGATTGTATAACGGGTTGCCGCGCTTCTCTGCCGCGATCGCGACGATCATCTGACGTTGCAACGGAGTCAGATCGCGGACCGCGGAGGCGACCGGCTGAGCGGACAACTCGTCCAACTCTTCCTGCGTCATGATCTTCAGCAAACGCTCTTGCAACGCTTTGGCGTCGGCGTCTTCCACGCTCTTGCTACAAATCCGTTTCTGAATGGTCTGGACCATCTTCACGAACTGCAACAAAAACCGCGAGATGCGGTTGTCCTTAGTCTCCTCCTCGCGCTGCGCGAGAAGATTCCAAGCGGCCGGGGAACGAAAAGCCTCGCCCTGGCCACCCAACTGCGGCGGGCTGACGTTGCCGACAAGCTGGTCGATGATCATCCCAAAATAAGCGTCGAGCCGCAAAAATGGCTCCACGTTGCCGTCAATCTTGTTCTCAAGAACGTTCCACCCGTTGGGGATAATGACGGTCGAGCCGATGATGCTCATTTTGAAAGTGTGCAGCCGCTTCGGGTCCCCCTGGACCAGCGTCTTGCCTGACAAAATCATCCGATCCACCATCTCGTTGCGGGAACGGTCCATCATGCTCGCGAGCTCATAAATCTGGCGCCCCAGTCCCTTGCTACCGTGAATTGTCCCGTTGCCGCGCTCGAAAGTGAAAAAGGCCGCGCAATCCTTCGCGCTGTCAAACCGATCGTCTTTCTCGTAGATCAAGTTCAGCTCCGGCCCGGCGAGTCGGTAGTGCGAAATCTTTCCGGTGACCTCCTGCACAAGCAAAGAGTAAACCGAGATCACGTTCGCGCCATTCGTGTAAGACGCTCCCAAGTTGAGCTCGCGGATCGCGTTCTGATAAAAAGCCTCGACCGAGCCGCCGTTACCCAAAAAATCTTGAAGCTGCGTTGGAGAGGCTTTGTTGATCTCCTTGATCGTCGCCTCGATTTTCCAGCCCACTTCCGCGGCTTCCTTCTGATCTTTGATCATGGCGAAAAGCTCGTGCGGCAGCAGCACTTCTTTCAGAACAAATACCTGAGCCAGCTCCGGCCGTTGCTTACATGCGTCGTTGACGAAGCACTCGTCGTGTCCAAAGACGTGCGGAAACCACGACTGCTCGTCGAGCCACCCGGCAATCGAGCTGCCATAGAGCGCGTTGTTGTAGGCGATTGACTCCAGCGTATCCTTCCAACCTGCGCGCCCGCGGATGCACTCCGTAACCTCTCTCCGAAATGCCTCTGTCTTCTCCACCGAATTCGCCCACTTGTCGCTGAGGGAGGAATTTGTAAAATACTTCATGTTCTCCACCGCTTCCACGAAGCGGGGATAAACTTTCTCCAACAGCGTCGAAAACGGACGCGTGGAAAAGTTCTGCCGCCACCCGAGCCCTTCCTGCTCCAACCGGGATTGAGAATATGGCCGTTCCGAGTTCACTTTGGCCTGGAGGCGCGCATTGACGATCGAACGATTGCGGCCGTCGCTCTGGATCTTCCGAATAACTTCCCGGGCTTGTTGAACGTCCCGAATCGCGTGTTGCCGCGGCTCACCGGCACGACTGATGTCCGGAGATTGGATGAATCCGTCCTGACTCGTGTCTCCAGGGGGCGCCGTGGAAGGTCCGCGTTGATCGACTAAAGGTCTATCGTTGTAAGCCATGTATTACCTGCTAAACAGTGCTGGAATCATTCAACATCCGCTATTTTTTCTTCTTCCAGATCGCTTTCCACTTGCCCGCCGGGCATTTCTCGACACAAAGCATCGTTTTAGCCTGCACAAAACACCCGCAGAGCTTGCATTGATCGTTATCAAGCAAAAAATCGCACCCGTGACACTTTTTTAAGCGCCGGGCTTGCTCTTTTGGCGTCGTCAACGTCCGATATCGGAAAACCCAAGCCCAAAATGAGCGAAAAATCGCCCCTAAGGCTCTGAACGGCATGAAAATACGAAAAAACATGGTCTTTACGACCTCCGGCGCCAGCAACAGCCCGGAAGTTCTTGATTCTCAACGGTTGGCTCGTCAGTTTTAGTGTTTACGGCGCAGTCCTCGCCCAAAACGAGGCATCCGGCGAGGCTTTCGTCGATGTCCCGGCCTCCCAACACCTCCCGCCGAGCTGCCCGGACGGCTTTTTTGCAGCTCCCGCACCCGCCGCCGATCGAAGCATGCTTCGGACACCCGCGGCAGACCGCCGCCCTGGCTTCCGCGACGTCCTGCGGCACCCAGCGCAGATCCGTCCGCCCCCTCATGTGCCCTAACCATGCTAAAATCCGTGTTTTCAGCGTCGCCTTCTTCAGCGCGGCGGCGTGAACCGGGTTCGCCCCCTCCGCGCAGAGCCCTGGCGAGCGCGCACACACCTGCGCGGCGAGCTCCGCCTCGGGATTCCCGGCCGGAAACTTGTTCCGGCGACGATACCGAGCGATTCGGATGATAACTCCGCGCCAGCTTGACGGCGCCCGGATGACCGACCCGTCGTTCTCCTTGAACCAGTAGCCGTCTGGCGGCGCCAAATTCGTATTGATCTTCATAAGTCCAGAACTTCGGTCCGATTTGAAACGTCTATGTGCTGCCCGCCGTAATACCCTCCGTCATACCACCGATCGTCGTTGTCAGGCGTCTCCGCCCCGCCCGAGCGCGAGAGCACGAGCCCGCTGCCCTTCCGTGCGGCGTGAACGAAAAGTGTTAGGCTATCCGCTTCGTCGGGCGACTGATGCCCGCGGTCGACGTAGTCGGCTTTTGACTCGACGCGGCTCTTCTTTCCCGTCTTCGTTTTTCTCTGTGTGATCTGCGGCGTGATCTTCGCGAGCTCCATTGTGGGTGCAATAACAAAATGCTGAAACTCCCCCCACGCCCGCAGCGCAAACCACAACTCACTGACCACGCGTTCGAACTGCTCACGACAAGTCTGCGAGTCTTCGATCATGAGCTTACTCTCCGACGCCGCATCAGAATAATTTACATCGTGAATCGCCGACCCCCACTGGTTCTTCACCATGTCTGCCACTCCGGCACCGTGCCCAGTCCGGTCGCAGGCGAAAAAATCCGGCGTGACTCCCGCCTTCCTCAAGACGTTGATCAACTGATCTGTCATCGCGACCGAGTCGCCCTTCGGCAACACAAATTGCTGATCCGCTTGCAGCCCGTAGCGCGGCGTCACCGTTCCGATCTTGTTTCGAAACATGAAGATCTTCCCGTTTGGAAAATCGATCGTGGGTTTAAACTTGATCCCGGAGGCGAGCCCAAACTTTCCAAGCGTCATGACTGAACCAGCACCGCCCTCCAGTGCCAAGTCACAAGCTCCCACCGGTCGCGGCTCGCTATACCAAATGAATTCGCCGATCCACTTCGGCCACATGCCCGCAGGAATCACCGTCATCTCCACTCCGAACTTCGGGTAAACTCCGCGGCCCATCGTGCAGTAGCCAGCGCTATCGCGCCCGCCGCCGTTCTTCGCCATCGCCGCCAGCCCGGCGCGGGTCTGCAAGCCCGGGTAAACCACCTTACCCTGGATTACATTTTCGCACTTCTCTCCGTCCAGACGGATCACGTCCCAGCCGCGAATCGATCGCCACTTGTAGTGGACGTCCGGATCGAGCTCGTTCCATCCAAACTCTGGCTCCGCGAGCTTGGCTACCTCGCTCGAAGCGTCTGAAGGGTTCCACGCACCGAAGATCCTGAAATTATCCGGCTCGCCTTCTTCCGCCACTTGAGACAGGATGTTCGTGATGTCGAGATGAAGACCTTTCGGGACGACCTCAAACTCGTCGATGAAAATAAAAAATCTCGACAACGCCCCGAAAATCGGATGCGCTTTCGCCCTCGGGTGCCGCTTGGCGCCCTGAATTCGCCCGCTCTTGCGCGTCTGCCCGATCGGAATGACCAACCCGGCAATTGACCCTAACATATTCCGGCGACTCTCCCCGATGAATAACTCCCCGACGCTCCCAGGCATCGGAAGCGACGCCTCTTGATGAAGCCCGACCAGATTCGAAAATAGGTTGGCCTCCAGATGTGATTGCGAGGGTCCGATCACCCGGACGGTCGTGTAAGCGGGGTCGCGAATCCATTCGAGGAACAACCGCACTCCCATGCTGAAGCTTTTCGAAAGGCTGCCACCTCCCATGATCAGCCCTTGCGTCGCCGAGTCAAAAAGTGCCCAGACGTCCTTCGTGCATTGCGGCTCGGGCGTGAATTGGTTCGGCGTCCAGAGTAACTGCG